GCGTTAAGCTATCGAAAAGGCAGCAAGAGATCCTTGAGAAGTATACGCTCGATGGCATCATTGAGTGGGAGAAGAGGAATACGAAATACTCGATCAGGATGGACGCGATCAGGAGGGAAGTAAGACAACTAGGTGGACCTCCTATCAGTAAAGCCAAGAAGGTAGTTCGTGAAGGCGTAGGTGCTAAGAGTTCATGGAAATGTTCTGAGTGTGGCACAGAGAAGAACGATGAAGTGACACAAGAGTTCTACGACTTCTGTAAGCAAAAGGTAGACAAGTACGAGAAAGAGGTAGCAGAGCTAGACAAAGAATTGCTAGACATCACCAGCATGATTGAGCGTCTACCTTGTAAGCCATCAGAGTATGCTAAGTGGAGTGAGCAGAAGAACGAAGCCGCCTACGCAGAACTACTTACTGAGGCAAAACATGAGCGATCTGTTCTAAATGCACGCAAAGGCGATCTAGAGATCAAGTATGACATCTTTGGGTTCTGGGACAAGGCGTTCTCAGAGAAAGGTCTAGTGCGTTTTGTTATTAGAACTGTTAGGGATTACCTTAATACCCATTGTAATTATTATCTTGGGTATTTAACAAACGGTCGTATTACTGTAGAATTTGATGAGGAATTACGAGAAAATATTGAAGTGCTAGGAAAGCATCGTCACTATATATCTCTATCCGGTGGAGAGCGTAGGAAGGTTAACCTAGCAGTAATGCTTGGACTACAAACTCTTCTTACAATGTCCAACGGCCATCAAAGTAGCGTCTTGTTCTTTGATGAGGTCGCAGAAAACCTGGATGAAGACGGTATCAACGGTCTTTACGAGCTACTATACGATCTCAAGAAGGACAGGACTCTTTTCGTCATTACACACAACCCGCATCTCGCACAGCACATGTCGAGACACAAGAAGATTAATATAATAAAAGATAAAGGAGTATCAACAATCAAATGACCATCGCCAAGCTAAATAGTTTAGGACAAGAAATCTTTATGAGCCGCTACGCTTACCCAGGTGAGAAGGAGTGGCGACAGCGAGCAAAAGCAATTGCTAGAACCGTAGCAGGAGCAGAACCCGATGAGGATAAAGAAAGAGTTGAGGGATGGTTTTATGATGCTATTTCTAGCGGCGATTTTGTTCCTGGGGGTCGCATTATTTATGGTTCTGGACGAAATGCTGGCAAGCATAATCTACTAAACTGTTATGTCATCATTCCTGAGGATAGCGTCGATAGCATTGGAAAAACTATTCAGGACATGTACAAGATTTCATGTGCTGGTGGTGGTATTGGTTTTAATGTATCTAAGATTCGTCCTCAAGGCGATGACATTGGCAATGTAAAGAACTCTGCTCCTGGCAGCGTCTCTGTCCTCAAGATGATCAATGAGGTAGGAGAGCATGTCAAGTCTGGTAAGAACCGTCGCACGGCTCTTATGGGTATTCTTAATGTCACTCACCCAGACCTACTAGATTTCCTTACTGTCAAGCTAGATCAGGGTCAGCTTAACAACTTCAATATCTCTGTTGCTATTACCAACAGGTTCATTGAGGCTGTGCAAAACGACGAGCCTTGGTACTTCACCTATGGCAACAAGGAGTATCATAACTTCGTCCTGCGTGCTACCAACAGCAAGGGTGAGGAGCGTGAGCTAGAGGTGATTGCCCTTGATGCTGACGATGCTATCGGTCGTGCAGAGAACTTCCATCGTGCTGACTGGACTGAAACTTTTGAACTGGTCGGTCAGGCAGATATCTCTGCTCGTAAACTCTGGGAAAGAATCTGGACAAATGCTGTTGAGTCAGGTGACCCTGGCGTATATAATATTGATCTAGCAAACTCTTTCACCAATGTATCGTATTTCGAGGAACTCGCATCCACTAATCCCTGTGGTGAGATTAGTCTCCCTTCTTATGGCAACTGTTGCCTTGGGAATGTTAATCTTGCTAACATGTGCTTGGAAGATGGGTCCGATGTAGATTGGAAACGCCTAGCCCGTACTGTGAGAACTGGTATTCGTTTCCTAGATAATGTTCTTACCGTCAACCACTTCCCCACTCCTGAGTGTAAGGAAGTAGGTGAAAGATCTCGTCGTGTTGGTCTTGGTGTCATGGGTCTTCACCACATGTTCATCAAGCTAGGCATTCGTTATGGTAGTGAGAAGAGTCTAGAGTTCCTAGAAAGACTGTTCGCTACAATTAGAGACGAGGCTTACAAGGCAAGTATATATCTAGCGAGGGACAAGGCACCATTCCCTGCATTTGATAGAGAAAAGTACCTAAGTGAAGATTTTGCTAAAACACTTCCTATTCGGATTCGTCATTACATCCGTAAGTATGGTATTCGTAACGCTGTTATGCTTACTATTCCCCCAACTGGAACTATATCAATGCTTATGGGCGTCAGCAGCGGGATTGAGCCTATTTTCTCTGCCATGTATAATCGCAGATGGCGTCAAGGTAATGTCTGGAAAGAGCAGTTCGTCGCAGACCCTCTTTTCCAGGAGTATTTCGATGCAGGAAAGGAACTCCACGCATTTGTAGGTGCTTACGATATCACTCCTGAGGAGCACATGGCTGTCCAGGCAACCATCCAACGCTTCATAGACTCCTGCATTAGCAAGACAATAAACTTGCCAGAGACCTTTGATCCTGCTACTATGATCGAAGATGCCGTGAACTATATGCCATACCTGAAAGGAATGACTATATATAGAGCGGGCTCAAAAGGTAACGAACCACTACAAGCAATACCACTAACTAGAGAAAATGTCGAACGATACATGGGACAACAAAACGCCGTTGGAACCGCAGACGGAGCAGCCTGTACCCTCGGAGGAGATGGAGAGTGCGGCTGAGTTTGAAAAGCTTCCTGATATAAACGATCCATACTGGGAAGACTAATTTTTTATCTTCATTTACCTCCAAGTATTCTAAATATATTTGAATACTTGGAGGTATTTATATGGCTTGGAATAGTAGAAACGGGTATCGTGACCGATATCTAGGTGCCGCTAAAACACTAAGAAATAAGGCACTCGCTTGGGTTTATGCTCGCAGGGGCGAGGTTCCTGCAAACATCTATAGAGATGATCAAAGAGAAGGTTCATCCTTCTTCAACCCTGCCATTGTTCTCGATTATGATTTCGATGACATGGACGGGGATTTCCTTTTCAACAAAGCTCCTGGGGGAGACGATTATTCCCTAGTTGTTCAAGGAGGAGAGTGGGTTAACGACGAAGAATACTGCATGTCAGGCTTCTCCACTTCCGCAACCTACGGAGTTATAAGAGGTAGATCTGATGTTATTACTCAGGTTGCTCAAAATAACAAGCAGTTTACAATTGATACTTGGATTAGGGCTCATGATCTTACGACCACTGGCCCTCCTAGAATATTCTCTATGGCCCCTTCCACTTCGGGAACTACAGGCCACGGGTCTTCTGCCCCCGACGCATTCTACCGTCGAAACTTAAGTTTGCTACAAGGTCCAAACAGCGCACCTTTTGCAGGCGATGATTTACAAGCTAGATTTAGAGTTCTAGTAGGATCTACTGAGTCTGAGCTTAATGGTACATCCCCACCCCCTGATATTGCAGAGGGTGTATTAGTCCAGGATCAACTTCACCATGTAGCTTTAAGTGTTAAGGCAGTGGATGGAGATGGTCTTCCCGAGGTTACTATTGCCATGTATGTTGATGGTGATTTAGTTTCTGAGCAGATTATTGATGTAGATGGCGCAGAGTATGATGATGTTTTCTCTAACTGGGGAAGCACAGAACAGGGAAGCTATTTATTAAGTCTTTTCGATGAGGCTGCTGTAGTAGGAATTCCTGGTCAAAGAGCATGGAAAGGAACTATGTATCGCTGGAGATTCTGGGCTGGAGCCATGACCAGTCTCCTTATTAAACAATTATTTGATGCTGGCCCTAAAGGTTCTACTACATGTAACTGGGGTGGTGGAGGTGCTATCGGTGATCTAGATCCCGTTAGTGGTAACATCTTTACACCTCCTATCGCTCAGGATGATACTGCTACAGTATACTTTGGAGATAGCAAGCCTATCTCTGTTCTTTCAAACGATCTTGTGTTCGGAGGTAAGAACTTTAGAAGAAACTCTCTTCAAGTTGTAACCCCTCCCACTTCTGGAACTGCTGTCCCAGATATTTACGGAAGGATTGAGTATAGTGCAATTGATTACCCCGACACAACTCCAGGTAATCAAGACACCTTCACCTACAAGGTAAAGGATAACGCTAACCTTTGGACTACTGGCACTGTTTATGTAAACATTGCATCAGGTCCTCCTACAGGCGTGTTTACTCCTACTATACCTTTCCCAGGGGGAACTGCATACCCTGGTCGTCTACCTCCTTACGGGGCCAACCCAGCAGATGTTGATTTCTCTGGAGGACCTTTAAGTGGCGCACTTGTTGATGCTTGTGGTATTGATTGGGTTATTCCATGGAAGTCCACAACAGGACCTAACAACGATTACTTTAAGATTGAAGAACTAGGTGATCAATATGCTGATGATATTCAGCTTAGTGGTTTCGCAATGCTATATCCTGATCTAGACTCAGAGGATTCAGGAGGTATTAAAATTACCGAACCAGGAACCTACGAAAACTTTGTTTCTTACAAGAAGATTCAGATTAGAGCTGATGATGTTATCCTTAAGAACTTCATTGTAGATCCTTGTTTAGGTGGAAGCCCTGCTGCAAAGGCAGCTATTTGGGCAAAGCAAAACTCTGTAGGTTATGATCCTAACTTCTGGCTTACTAACCTTAACGCACCTACTGATGTAAAAGGTCCTTGCCCTTTATATGGTATAACAGATAACCAAGGTGTTAAGAAGTATTATGAAAGACAGAACAACTCCATAATCTACGCTATAGATTGTAACAAGGTTCAAGGAACTGACACTTATGTTTCTGGAACAATTATAAGGGATGGTATGGTTACTTGGGGTTCAAGTAAAACGATCCTTCTTAGAAACAACTCTATAGTTAAAAGATGTGATCTAAAAGAGGGAGGTGCTGACGCAATTGAATTCGGTGGTGACAATGTTTCCGCTACAGGTAACTGGATTCACCATCTTGGACCTCTTGCAAAGTCCCACTCTGATGGTATGCAAACCACTGGTAACTTCAATACCTATATCTTTGGAAACTTTATAGATATGCCATCTCCTGCTAAGGCACCTGTGCAACCCTATAAATCCAATGCAGCTTATATTGCTGGACCAACAAAAGCAAACATTGCCAATGTTGCAGTAATAGGTAACTGGATGAATGCTGGTAACAGTACGCTTTATATCAACACTGGTGATAAGTGGAAGAAAGCTTCTACTTTAGGTGTTCAGGCATCTGCTGATGGAACCTGTACATTCAGCCTTAAAGGAAACCAGTTCTCCGCAACACCAGAAGGTGCTAGACAGAACCTTGCTGGTGACGGTATTATCCTTGAGAAGTATGTTGTTAAGGGTTCTACTGAGGCTTACTGGTGGGAAGTTCCCTCTGAATTTTACGGTAGAACTGATGCTTCTACTATAGTGCTGTCTGGTCCTGCTGGTGGTTGGGAAGATATTGTATATGATCCTACTGATCCTTTCGCTGGTCCTGACGGATACAAGTCTACCTACGGTGATCCTAATGTAGGCTGCTTATGTCCTAACCCTGAAACATACTTTGATCAAGGGGATTACACTGCATACTATAACAACCCTGGCGGGTGGGATCCAACACAAGGAGCAGATTGTGACTGGGTTAACAATGGTCAACCTTGTCACATCTTGTTCAGGCCCACTCTTGACGGACAACCTATGGTGTTCAGCGGTGTAAACTCTCAAGATATACCTTACGGTCAAAACGGTGTTTACAGGATTTCTGACCCAGCAAAGTGCCAGATTAATGGTGTGTACGATACCCCAGAAACCGCTACAAGCTGGTATCACCCTAAAGAGTTCTCAGGCGTTATCGTAGCTGATAATAGGTTTGGTGCGTACTTCCAGTACAACCCTGCTGGAATTGGTGATGCTCACCAATGCTGTGGAGACTTTGAATGGGATCAGCCAGCTAACGAAGCTGGAACTATGTCCTCAGTAATAATGTCTGGAAATATTTGGGACTATACTGGACAGCTTATGGGATCTGCCACAGGTGGAGGTTACACTCCCAACTACAACGATATTTATGGAGATTTAAGCATCGTTAGAAAGTTCAATGACTGGTGTATTCCAGCCAGCGGAACCACTTACGGTCTTGCATCCTTCGATAGATTAAGATCTGATGGATGGTGTTCGGAATTCGCTAATGGAATGACCTTCGTAGAACCTTCTTACGACAGTTCTTGTGTACATTGTCCTGATCCATGGTGTCCATGATACTATAATAGGTCATGGCTATATACGAGTTCATTTGTCATGACTGTGAAGTAATATGGGAACGGGAAGCGCCTATGAGTAAAGCGCCTTCCCGTTCCCGTTGTCCTGAATGTAAGAAGCTATCCAACAGGCATTGGGGCGAGGTCCCTGTAATGTTCAATGGGAGCGACTACTATACTAACAAGCGTAAACAGCACAACTTAGTGTATAACGATAAGTCTAAAGCTAAAGAGGTTAAAGAGGATCTTTTAGATATTGCAAAGAAGCAGTCGGAACAGCAAGCTTCACCTTATAGACCTGTAGTATTAGATGAAACCAAGCTTGAGCAAGGTCACGCTGAAGGTAAGATAAGGCGCAAAACAAAGGAAGAAAAGGATTTTGAGAAGAAACAGGGTGATGAGATCAGGTCGTCGCTCTATAATAACCATGCTGGTTACAGGAACCTAAGCAAACGATAAACAACGATATGGCATACAACTTTTCAGACAACATTCAGCGAGGCATTCTCAACCTCGCCAAGAGTAATCTTGATTTCTTCAACGAGATCGCTCCGCTCGTTAAGTCGGAGTATTTTGAGTACCCAATTCACTCCACGCTATACGATGGCATTACGGAGTTCTTTGGGAAGTATCACAAGCTCCCTAATGACGATTTCCTGCTTGAGTTCTGCAAGGACCGAAAGAGGCAATCGGAGTCTGTCGCAGAGTATGAGGACGAAGTTTGTTTTATCAACAACCTTGATGCCTCCACAGTCCAGAACACTGAGTTCATTGTAGACTGTGTGGAGAAGTTTGCTCGCAGAGAGTCCATGAAGCAAGCTATAACCAAGTCTGTTGACCTCATGCGAGATGGACGCTTCGATGAGATCGAGAAGGAAGTTAAGGACGCACTACTGGTTGCTCGCAGCCAGGACTTCGGACAAGACTACTTCAAAGATACCGAAGCTCGCTGGGAGCGCCTTCTGACCGTCAATGACGATGATTACATCAAGACTTGCCTGCCTAGCCTTGATCGTGGTCTTAACGGTGGCGGTCTTCGTAAAAAGGAACTTGCTATGGTTGTTGCTCCTCCTGGGGTTGGCAAGTCCCTTTACCTAGCCAATCAGGCAGTGAAGTGTCTGATTGAAAACCTGAAAGTTGTTTATATATCGTTGGAGATGAGTGAAGATAGAGTGGGTCAACGCATCGACTCTATCTCCACTCTGATCCCTCAAAAGCTTCTTGGGCAAGAGCGTGAGCAGAAGATGCTCCGTCAGCGTCACAAGATCTTTCAGGATCGTTTCCCCAAGGCTAACCTCCGTATCAAGGAGTTCCCCACAGGGATGGCGAATGTTAACACGATTCGGGCCTACCTGAATCAACTTAAGAGCTACGAGGACTTCGTGCCTGATGTGCTTGTCATCGACTACATGGAGCTACTGCGTCCAGTCCGTGAAGGCATGAGTGAGTATGAAGCCCAGCAGCGTATTGCAGAGGAGCTACGAGGCATCGGTGTAGAGCAGGACATGCTGATCTGGACTGCTACTCAGACCAACCGTGCAGGTCGTGGAGCCCGTCTAATCACCGATGAACACCTAGGAGATTCCTACGGTAAGTTCCGTGTGGTGGACCTTGCAATCTCTCTCAACCAAGACGAAGAAGAGTTTGATGAGGGTATGATGCGTGCCTATGTGATGAAAGCCAGGAACGGAAAAGCTAGGTTCGTCATCCCCATGACCATCAACTATAATGTGTTGGTTATGCAAGAGGTTGACCATGACGAGAACCAAGAGCCTGAAGCAGAAAATTAAGGATGTAGGGGAGGTGTTCTATGGATGGGGCACCTTCTCTATCAAATTTGAGAAGAAGATAACCATGGATGGCGATGAGTGCTTAGGGCTCACCGACTTCGATAAGATGGCTATAGTATTGGATGATACTGCCGAGGACAAAGTGCTTCGCCCCACGCTGCTACATGAGGTATTCCATGTTATCTTTTCTACAATGGGCCTAAGGGCTAATGACGAGGATGCTACTGTAGATCTTACAACAACTAACGAATTTGTTGTAGAGAGTGCTACCCGTGGACTATTATTGTTTCGACACCTGAATCCTGAACTATGGAGTGTATTATTCGATGAAGAGTGATGACCTACTGAGAGCATACGAGGATCTAGACATGGATCTTTACCTTACGCTCGCGGACAGCCTGCTTAGTATTGATAAGTTTTCTGTAAACGATGAGATCCTTAAGCACTCTCGTCTGTATTCCTACTACTGTGGTCTACTAGAGTATGCCACTAAGAATGTAAAGGACTACGAGGTAGAGATGGAAAAGCATGAGGTGGACTTGAAAAATGACGCCCGTGATGCTATTATCAAAGCCGGGGCAAGGGCAACGGTCGCTGCTGTCGATGACTATGTTGGCCGTGATGATACCCTATATACTATGAAGAAGAATCTTGAGGAGAAGCGTTACAAGCAGGGTCTTCTCAAGTCACTAGTCCAATCTATGTCTCATAGAAAGGACCTGCTTGTACAACTATCTGCAAATTCTCGCGCTGAGACGAGAATGATCACTGACTGAACTACTATATAAGGAAAACTAACTATGGCTATTGACCTAAACGCGCTTCGTCAGAAGCACCAACAACTTACCAACCCTAAAGCCGCTGGTGGAGATCAGGACTTCCTGAACAAGTTCTACCAAGTAAAGGAGGGCGAGGCTTATCTTCGTATCCTTCCTGCCTCTGCTGATTCTGACAAGAACTTCTATGCAGAGACTAAGATCCACCGTGTCCCTCAGCCTGACGGTTCGGTGAAGAATGTACACTGCCGCAAGGTGCATGGAGAGAAGTGCCCTCTGTGCGATCTCTACTACGCCCTGTGGAAGACTGGTTCCAAGGAGGACGAGGATCTTGCTCGCCAGATCAAGCCCCGTGCTCGCTACTACCTGAACGCCTATGATCGTGAGAACGAGGAGGTCAAGATCTTCTCCATTGGCGTTATCCTGTTCCAGAAGATTGTCGAGACCATGATGGATCCTGACTACGCTGATCTTTTCGAGCAGTCTGAGAACGGTATCCTTGATACCGAGATTGGTCACGACTTCAAGCTTCACATGAAGAAGGAAGGTCAATGGCCCAAGTACGATCAATCCATGTTCCGTCCTAAGGCAACTCCGCTTGGCAGCAAGAAGATGATCTCAGAGGTGATGGAGTCTCTTCACGATATTCACTCCCTTGTGAAGCTTGAAGAGTACGATGATGTGAAAGAGGCAGTTCTCAACCTGCGGCCTGAACTACAGCCACGGGAACGCACTCTTCAAGAAGATGATTCGGATGCGGGTTCCGATGATGATTTTACTAAGAGGCTATTGTCATGAAACTAATCAATGTAATCGCAGCCTCAGTCCTAGCGTTCGGTGTTACATCCTGCGCTATGCTTGAGGAATTCCTAGGCGAGGGTACTGTCTTTACCACCGCTGATCAACTTGCCGAAGGTCAACAAGGTGCTGTCATCCCATGGGAGCAGCTTCCTGAGGAGATCAAGGCTAAAGTTCCTGAAGGCACAACTGTCGTAATGGCAGATAAGGAGCAACTTAAAGAAGATGCTGCTTATATTCCTGCTGCTCCTAGCGGTGAGGATCTCGGTGCCATGATCGACGCAGGGTTTGGTATTGCTAGTACCTTCCTCCCTGGCCTTGCTGCATGGGAAGGTGTTGTCACACTCTTCTCTCAGCGTAAGCGCAAGCATTATGTCAAGGCAGCCAAAGCTCTTGTACCTCACAAAGGAGACACCTCTGTTGATCTTGTGGGCACTGTAAAAGCTATTGGTGCTGGTCTTGGCCTATCACACTCATCTGAGGCATCTAAGATTGCTGCTGAAGATGATTCTGAGTACGAGTACGAAGAAGTACCCGAAGAACCTGTTGCATGATGTTGATGCTGTCTGAGCCAATCCCGACGAAGGAGGTGATCCTACTAGAGTGTTCTAGGGGATCCTGTCGGGCAGCGAAGTAGACAGTCTAGAAACTCGAAAAAAGCGTTAGACGGGCGCTTTAAAAAACTCAGACTTGCACTATAATAGAGAGGTGGTGAAAGCCACCTCTCTTCTTATTATGAGTAAACTAAAGATACTTGTTGTTCCCGCTAATGATGGCGGATGTGCGTATTATAGAGCTTGGAGCCCTTTCCAAAAGCTTCAACAAAAGTTCCCTGAAGAGGTAGAGGTTAAGTTCAACAAGAACCCTCTAGGTATTGACGAGAAGACTGGTCAATGGCAACCAGACTGGGAGTACGAGGATATGAAGTGGGCCGACATCGTGTTCACTCAGAACCTTAGTAACTTCGGTGGACCTTACACTGCTCGTATCGTAGGTAAGGCCAAAGAGTTTGGTAAGATCATGCATTACGATACTGACGATCTTCTCACAGAAGTTTACGAGGGACACAGACTACACGGTGTTTACAAAGATAAAGGTCTTAGTGATATAACTAAGTTCATCTATAATAACTCCGATATTGTATCAGTAACTCAGCGTAAGTTCGCAGAGAGAGTTCTTCCTTTCTGCGGTCCTAACACTACGCTAACAGTTATAAAGAATGCTATCGACTATGACCTACCTTGCTGGAACATGCCCAGAGTTGTTCCTAAGAACTTATGTAGAGTAGGCTGGGTAGGGGGAATCCACCATGAGCAGGACCTTAAGCAGTTCGTAGGTGTTCCTGCTCTCGTTAATCAAAAGGCAGGAAGAGAGCGAGTTCACTGGAACTTCTTCGGTAGACCTCCAGTCAACCCTGAGACAGGTAAGGACTGGCAGCAGGATGTATGGGACAACTACGAGCGTATGCTGTTCGGCTTCATGAAGGGCAGACGCAATAGCACAGTTCACCCAGCACAAGGACCTGATAGGTACGGACAGTTCTACACTCACATGGATCTGGCTATCGCTCCTCTTGAGTTCAACAACTTCAATGATAGTAAGAGTGAGATCAAAGTAGCTGAGTGCGGTAGGTATGCGATTCCTCTTGTAGCTACAAACTGTGGATGCTATGATGAGACTATCATCAACGGTGAGACAGGATATCTTATTGATCCATCTAATCCTAAGTCTGAGTGGGTTAGGGTTATGAGTAAGATGATCAAGGATAAGAAAGGTAGAGAGGAAATGGGTAATAACCTCAAGCAGGTTACTGACGAGTTCTTTGATATCAACAAAGTTGTCAAGTTTAGGCTAGACCTTTACAGACAGATACTAAATCTTGAGGAGATTAAGAATGAAAATTAAAATACTAAGCGGATGGTCTGCCCCAGGCGGATCTACACAACATCACATTGACCTAACCAACCTTCTTAACGAGAACGGTTACGACTGCACTTTCTATGGTCCACACGATTACCATATGGACAAGTGTAAGGCAGGGATGCTACAGGAAGCAAAGGTTGATCCAGAGGATACAATCATCAGTCACTTCCTAAGGATCCCTGATGGGCTTGATGTTAAGAAACATATCCTTAGCCTACATGAAACCAACCTGTTTCCTCTAAAAGAGGTTGATCCTCAATGCTACGATGTAATTCAATATGTGAGTGATCACCAAAGGGAGTGGCAAGACTACGAGCATGAGTATGTCACCATCCCTCCTATGGTAGCTGATGTTGATTGGAAAGCTCCTGAGGAAGGCTCTGACAGGTCTAAGATCGCAGGCGTAATAGGGAGCGTGGATTCCCACAAACAGCCTCATTTGGCCGTAGAGAAGGCGTTGCAGGATGGCTTTGAACGAGTGCTGATGTTTGGTATTATTACGGACAAAGACTATTTCGAGAAAGAGCTACTGGAGTATGTAGAAAACGGTCTTGTAGTTATGCTAGGACAGATGGAGGACAAGAACGAAATGTATAACCTAGTAGGAAAGGTATATCACATGTCCAAGCGTGAAACTTACGGTCTGGTGGAAGCTGAGTGTAAGAAGGCAGGCATCCCCTTTGAGGGGCTTGAGAATAATCCTACTGTTCTTACTAACGAGGAGATACTTGGTCTTTGGAAAGACTTGCTTGAGGTATGAATCAAGATGATATCAGTTATCATACCTACCATGTGGAAACCTGCTGTATTTCCACAACTTCTAGGAAGCTTGCTAGAAAATGATCTGATAGATGATATTGTAATTGTATCTAATGCAAAGCCCTCCTTTACCATAAGTAACGATAAAATTAATATCATACAGCAAAAAGAGAATGTGGGAGTAAACCCTGCTTGGAATATAGGTGTTAGGTCAGCTAAGAATGAAATCGTTGTTATCCTTAATGATGATTTCTTAGTTGACCAGTCCTTCTTTGAAGAAGCACTAAAGATAAAAAACAAGCACGGGATGGTTGCGATAAACTTCGACCCTTCCCAGAAAAGTATTGTAGAGATAAGACAAAGAAACCACGGATTAGGATGCTGTTTCATGATGGAGAAGGGAGACTATGTTGAAGTCCCACCAGACCTTAGGATATTCTACGGCGATGATTGGCTGTTTACAAACTGCTTGTTAAAAGGTAAATCTATAGCACTTCTTCCAAATATAGATCATAACGGGATTCTTTCTGAAACATCTAAGCATTTCAATTGGATTGTTTGGTCGGAGAGAGATAGCTACATGAATCATTTAAAGAGAATTATACCTAAAGATTCTTAGGTTAGTGACTATTATAAGCCATGGAATTAATCAATAACATATACGAGCATCATTGTAATAAAGTATCGGACATCAATGAGCATCTACCCACTCTAAAGAAATACTCAGAAGAGGTTGATAGCGTAGTGGAAATGGGCGTTAGGTGGGTTGTTTCAACCTGGGCTTTATTAGCAGGTAAGCCAAAAACAATGACATCCATTGATATAGATAATCCATCAAAGCATAATGTGCCTATTGAGAAGGTAGAGGAGATAGCAGAAAAAGCTGGAATACCGTATAAGTTTATTCAAGGAGATACTACTAAGATTGAGATAGAAGAGTGTGATCTTCTTTTTATTGATACTTGGCATGTGTACGACCAACTTAAACAAGAATTAGAACTTCATGGAAATAAAGCTAAGAAGTATCTCATATTCCACGACACTACAACTTTTGGAGAAGAAGGTGAGACCTTTGGGCACAAAGGACTTCAACCAGCTATTGATGAGTTTTTAGAGAACAACTCTCATTGGAAAGTAAAAGAAGTATTTACTAATAATAACGGGCTAACTGTTTTGGAACGACAAGATGTATGATATAAACCAATATTACGGAGAATCCTACTACGGGAAAAGGATGGCGTTTAAGGAAACCGTGTACCCTCTTCTATCTAAAGCTATTCAGGAGGTTATGCAGCCCACCGATATAGTTGATGTAGGCTGCGGTAACGGAGTTCTTATGGAGGGGTTTTCAGTATCCTGCGTAGGTATAGAGGCGAGTGATGAGGGTGTTAAACATACCGCTAATAGAGGGTATACTGTTATAAAGCACGACCTCAGAAATAAACTGAATATCGAACGATTCAATTTAGCGGTTAGTGTTGAAGTGGCCGAACACTTAGAGGAGGAATTCGCGGACATGTTTGTAGACAATCTAGTATCTCTATCAGACAATGTTGTAGTGACTGCTTCTAATGTACGAGGCTATTCTCACTTTAATCCACAACCTAAATCATATTGGATTGATAAATTCAAACTTAGGGGTTACGAATTATCCAATAAGACCGAAGAGATTGTTAACATAGCTAAGTTAAAAATTAAATCGCCTTACGACTACTTATACAATAACCTTATGGTTTTTATAAAGGTATGAAAAATCCAGTAATATATACCGCTCTTTATGGAGGATATGACAATCTAATCCAAGCTCCAAAGTTAGATAAGTATAGATATGTGTGCTTTACAGATAACCCACAGCAGGCAGAAGGGAAGGGCTGGGAAGTGATTCACAAGCACCCAACCCACGATAAGCCTGTTAGAAGTGCAAAGCTATTTAAGATACGACCTCACTTATTTTTTGAAGATCACGATGTAAGCCTCTGGGTTGATGCTAATGCTCGAATCGTCCAAGACCCAGAGCCTATACTGACGGATTGTTTGGAAGATTACGACATAGCCTTGTTCGATCATTACTTCATAGATAATCTAATGGGAGAAGCAAAAGAGTGCATTAGATGTGGGAAAGATGACCCTAAGACTATAACAGATCAGGTAGAGAAGTATATTCAAGATGGGTTCTCGCAAATATCTAATACACACTATATGTGTGGATTCATAGCTAGAAGGCATAATCAAAAAGCAGTAAAGGACTGCATGGATTTTTGGTGGAATGAGATTGAAAATAATAGTTACAGAGATCAGTTAAGCTGTGGTTATTCTCTTTGGAAAAACAAATTACCTTGCTGCCGAATAAATGCCACCCACGAAAGCTTCTTTCGCCTTAACGCACATATTAAATAAATTATGACTAAATCAATTCATTACAAAAGAGTAGACGAGTTCCATAAAGCATACGACATGCCCAGGGGAACTGTAACAATGAGCGAGGACTTCACCAAGCTCACCAAGGAAGACGCAGATCGCATCAAGCTACGCTTCGATCTCAACAATGAAGAGTTCCGTGAGCTAGTGAATGCGGACACTCCTGCTGAGATTATGAAGGAGGCGTGTGACATAGTGTATGTCATCTTAGGCATGTTCGTAGAGTTCGGTTGGAACTTTGATGAAGCATTCAAAAGAGTGCATGAAAGTAACATGAGCAAGCTGGATGACGATGGTAAGCCAATCCGTAGAGAGGATGGAAAGATCCTCAAAGGACCTAACTATCAAGCACCAGATCTTAGAGATTTAGTCTGATAAAAGTCAAATTTGAACTATTATAGACTATGCGCGATGATGTAATTAAGTCCCTCAAAACTGCGGGACTGCTTTCGGATCAGAACCTTGACCTTGGGTTCGTCTCAACAGGGTCCTACGCTCTCAACAAGATCTGCTCTGGTGACTACCAAAAGGGAATCCCTATCGGTATGATCACCCAGTTCCACGGTGAGGCATCTACAGCCAAGACTGTATTCGTGACTCACATTCTTGCGAACGCACAGAAGCAAGGGTATCATACAGTTCTTATTGACGCTGAGAATGCTTACAACTCAGAGTTTGCCTCAACGCTAGGTATTGATCCACAGAACCTTATCTATACTGCACCGCCTACGCTAGAAGATTGCTTCGCAAGTATGGAGGCTCTTATCAAAGAGATAAGAGAGATTGATAAGGATACTCCAATCGTTATTGGCTACGATAGTATTGCTGTATCACCTAGCCGTGAGGAGATGGAGAAGACCGATTACGAATCACACCAGATGACTGGTGCTATGCGTGCAAAGGTTACAGGAGCCTGTTTGAGAAAGATTAACCCACTCCTACGGGAACATAAGGTTGCTCTGGTTATTGTGAACCAGATCCGCAACAAGGTAGGTGTGATGTACGGTGATCCTAGAACACCAGCAGCGGGTGGTAAATCTCTTGAATACTACCTCGGTCTTAACTTTATGACCTCTGCACCTAAGAACGAAAGGATACAAGACGATAATAAAAGCGTGGTGGGTATCCGTGGTAAGATAGCTAATGTAAAGAACAAGGTCACAAAACCTTTCCAAGATGCGGAGTTTGAACTACTATACGATGTAGGTCTAACTCCGCACTATGGAGTGCTTGATCTTATGGTCAAGGACAAAATAGTAGAGAGGTCTGGTGCTTGGTATCAATACAAGGACGAACCTAAGTTCCAAGCCAAGACATTCAACGAGAGTTTTATGACCGACGATAAGTTTAAATCACTACGAGAGGAGATAGGACTATGACAGACTTCATCAAGCAACTCGATAAACTAATCGAGAAGGCCATGAAAAAAGAACTTAGTAAGGGCAAGCAGCCTGAGCCTACTATACAGGAGTACAAGGACATCGAGGACTACCAGCGTAAGACAGGCAAGCGTTTCCGTATGCTGAAAGAGCAGAAAGAGCGAGGCTTGTCACGCGAAGAGGCGTTCGCTGAGATGTTCCCCACTAAGTAACCTACATAGTATAGGAGGTGTCACATGATGACCCGCACTAAGATTAAGATTGGCGACAAGAACTATATCTACGATGATCAACTGAGGTTCTTTCTGAACCGTCCCACAGACGATAAGACCAAGGCCGCTCTTAATACTTATGTCCAAATGTGGTCCATGTACAATGCGATTAACGACCTATACGAAGAAGATAATACCGTGGCAACGCTTCGATGGGACCATGAGTCTGGTGAGGCTCTCTTTACTTTCCCAAAGGAAGGCGTTGTCATGGATACTCTCAAGAGCAAAGGATTTTCTATAAATGAGTGACTCCATTCCGATTGCATACGATACTGACCCCAACTACTACGATCTGTCTATACCAGACTCCATCATGGTTCAGGACGCTAAAAGGTTCCTGGATTGGATGGAATGGCAGCAGTCCATGGTTCCTGAACCTTACAAATCAAACCCAGATGTCTGGAAGATCTATGATTTAGAAGGTTACCAAGCGTTCGTTAGTGACTATATAACTATTAGAACGGAGAAGGAACGCGATGGCGAAAGTATATATTCCCAAGACAGATCATTTATCTCCTGAGAGATTAAAGAAGGCTTGTGCTGATATGCTCAAGCAGGCTAGAGAAGATAGAAACCTAGCCAAACAAGCGTATGAGTTCTTCAAAGAGATAGTAGACAACTCAGCGCACTCTGATGATATCAGAGACATGGACGCTCGCAAATGTATGATCGAGTGCTTAAAGCTTATGCAATCTGCCCAGAATACGGCGATTAAAGGTTTAGATACCTTTATCAAAGCAGAAGAAAAACTCAGCAAGAGCAAAAGCACTACTACTATGAAGGACGAGGCACCCCCTTCATGGAAGGATCTAAGCGAGTAATTAATATGTCCAAAGACGGCAACACTTTTAAAGTATTCTGTGACGCAATCAACGAGATTATCTCTGTTCGTGCGTTAGATACCAATAGTCTTGAGAAGTATAGGCAAGATGTCTATAAGATGATCAAGAAGTCTACATCAATAGATCTTCTGGATTACGAGATCAAGGTTATTAACGATTTTGTTGTCGAAGGTAATAAGTTGCTTGCAAAGTGTGAGCAGACTATTAAAGAAGCCTATGAAGAGGATTTCGATCAGGTCTATGCAGGCATCATCGAAAGCATTTATATGTCAGTTTGTCAGGTGTATCCTAACCTGCAACTGGAAAACATTGTGCAATCTCTGAACCAAGAGACTCTCAAAGGTTTTCTTAACTCGTTCTTAGAAGAACTGTATGATAAAACTGATGAAAAAGCGCCTAAGAAAAGAACTAGGCGTCGAACAGGAAGTAGGCTCGTTGACGATCAGCCAGAGGGTAAAGAACGCTCTCTTAAAACCCTTGCTGATATTCACAAGCTAGAGGCAGAGCTACGCAAAGAGGTTATAGGCCAGGATGAGGCCATTGACAGCGTTGTACGCTATGTGAAGCTCATGGTAGCCAACCTCGCCCAGAATGTCTCCCTGATGTTCATTGGTCCCACAGGCGTTGGTAAGACCAAGCTGGCTAAGGTCCTAGGCGACCACTACTCAGGAAACTTCTTCAAGATCAACTGTTCTGAGTATGCACAGCAGCACGAATATGCTAAACTTATTGGATCTCCTCCTGGCTATGTTGGTAGCACAGAGAAGTCTATCCTTCAAGTAAAAGCAGAGAAGAGCAACAAGTGGGTGCTTCTCTTTGATGAGATTGAGAAGGCATCACCTAAACTATTCGACTTCATGCTTGCCCTCATGGATGATGGCAAGGTTATGGCATCTAACGGGCAGGAGCTAGACTTCTCCGAGAGTATCATTCTAATGACCTCTAACGAGGGTATAAAGGACGCAAACATTGGGGAGACTACCCTGGGCTTCGGAAAGGAAACAATCACCTACGAGGGCTCTAAGGAGGCTATTAAGAAGTCCGTGAAGAAGAAGTTCAGCCCTGAGTTTATTGGTAGGGTTGATGAGATGGTACACTTTAACTATCTTAGCAAGGAGGACTTGCTCAAGGTAGCAAAACTGGAGATAAAAAACCTACCAGTTCGTAAAACCAAGGCACTTCTTAACTATATAATTGAGAACGGTACTTCGGAACAATACGGAGCACGGTTCATCGCAAAGTTTATCACCCGTGAGGTTAAGTCTCTTCTAGCAGATAGTATACTGAGTGGAGAGCAGCCTAAGACTGGTAAGCTTTACGATGTAAAAGTGAAAAACAATAAATTAGTGATATGAGAATGACACCAAGACAAAGAGCTATGGCTCGCGCACAGGCTAGGGCTGCTGCTAAACAACAGCCAATAGTAGAGCAGTTTGAGGATGCCGATGATGCCGCAGAGCTAGAGTATCAAGAGAAGAAAACTAGGCAGCGGAGAACAAAAAGCAAAAAGCTAGAGGTTGACGAGCCCTCCAAGCCTAAAAGAAAGTATACTCGTCGTAAGAAGAAAGACGAGGATAAATGATCACCTTTAGCCGCCTTGGGTGTGCAATACGCCTTTCGTGCTGGAGATGAACTTCGCTGCCGCCTACCCCTTCGGGGGTAGGTTTTTTATATTAAAATCACTTAGGGGTATTTACTATAGTAAATAACTTTGACGAGGTTTTTCATATGGATAGAACAGTTCTCTCAAAGGACACATTGATGCCTTTGAGTTTTGTTATTACATTATTTGTAGGTCTTTTTTGGATGAGCAGCAAGCTCACCGATATTGAAATCAAGCTTGATCAGATGGAGACAAAGCTAGAAGATCAATGGAGTTCAACAGAGATGGAGAACTGGTCCCTAAAACTTAAGATGAGAAACCCTGATATTGAAATTCCTGAGGTGAGATGATGTACGATAGGTTACTACATTTGCTTTCTGAGGTTGTTACCTCCAAAACTCTTGGTCAGCCTAAAAATACCCTACCCCTGGTTCAGAAAGGTAAGTACAAAGGAATGATGTATAAATCTCCTCAAGGAAATCCAAACTTACCACGCGAAAAAGGAAGAAGCAAGATTCAAGGTCCTTCCGCCCCAGAACCAGTATTGCAGAGGGGTAGGGATAGTCAGAGAAAACCTTGAAGAAGGTCCCCCATCGTTCTATAATGGGGTGTAGGAATGGTCGAGTGGTAACACCGACTGATGGAACAGATGCCCGTTCCTACTGAAATAAACTCCGTCCAGGGTGGCTGGTAGTCACAGAGCATCTTATAAGTGTTTATGAGTAGCGTTCGATTCGCTATGGGCGGACCAATCAATTGTCAACTCACCAAAATGTAAAGCTCGATGACAGTTAGAGCATAGCATAACGCACTTATCTAACTCTTCCTGTATCACTTCCCATTTTCTTGAATGGTTTCCTGATATGTTAAAGTCCTTTTTAGTAGGATCTAAATGATGGAAATCTAACGCAGATGGGTATTTGTCGAAACCACAGCTATAACACTTAGCTCCTTTATATTCGATTGCTCGTTGCTTTACTTTAGTTCTCCTCTTGTTTACATGGCAGGAATTACAAGTATCCTTGGTATGTCCTGCTTTGCGAGAGTAGACGAATTGACGATCACATAATTTACAAGTATTCATTTTAGTAAGAGCATCTTATGCTCTAACATATATAGGTAGCATGAAGCTTAAAGAAGAAAAAACTATTGATCCCCCTCGACCGCGTTTGCGGTACTACGAACTTGCACGGCGCGAAGCCGAGAAATCAGACCACCCGAAGTATAAGCTGGGAT